ATTATCTTCTCTTCTGCGGTGAGTTCGTATCCGTTGAGGTTACAATAATTGATGGCGGAACAGGGGGCATCGGTTTGTGTTTCGGCATTGTTTAAGTCTGTCATAATGATCTCCTTTGTTTTTGTATGGATAAAAATGTAGCACTTTAACGCGATAAGTGGTAGGATATTTATGGATACAAAATTGTACAATATGTATAATTTTATAATGTATGAATAGCTAGAAGAATCAAGGGTTTATGCTGTGTACGACAATTGTGAGAGAGCCTTTAGGGGCAATTTAGGGGCAAAAAAATAAAAGATGACCATTCAGTGTGAAAACTGAGTGGTCATTTTTTTTAGTTGATAATTGATATTGTGTCGACAGCCGCATTGTCTTTTTGCTTCATTTTTTTAGTGATATGAATGTAAATAGCTTTTGTTATTTTGTCGTCATGGTGGCCTAGACGGCGGGATATCTGTTCTGCTGACATAGTTTCTGCCAGAATCGATGCGTGTGTGTGCCGCAGCTTGTGCGGAGTTATCTCTCTGCCAAGAACTTCAGAGGCGGCTGTCTTCAAGTGTAGGTTATAGGTTCCATAGGACAGATAGCTACCAGTCTTGAGATGCGGTATGAAAAGTGTGCTTTTAATTCCGCTTTCAAACATAGCCTCTTTGCGCCATAGCCGCAGCTTTTTGATGAGTGTGAGCAATTCCGGTTGTATATGAATATCTCGAATCGAGTCCTTGGTCTTAGCGGACGTAGCATGCTTAGTAGAGGGATAGTAAGTTTTTGTAATGTGGATGGTCTTAGACTTGATATCCACGTCTGAATCTTCAAGTGCCACAAGCTCCCCAATCCTCATGCCTGTAAGAATCAGAAAATAGGATATATAGTAGTCCTGCCAGTGGTTATTGTCTATTATAAAGTAATTAAGTAATTTTGTTATCTCATCATGTTCCAGATATTCATTGCTGATGTCATATACCTCTGGTATTTCGTCGGAGCTCTCTTCGCTGATATAGTCGAGTTTTAATAGTATATCATGATTTGAGTGATAGTCGTTTTTCACCCCCCATTTTAGAGCGAATTTCAGATATTTTATATAGCTGTTTATTGTGCTGATTTTTTTACCGGTAGCAAGAAGTTGATCATATATATAGCGGGGAGAAAGTTTGTCAACGAGTACATCATTACCGATTGTGCTTACACAACGATATATATATGATTTCTCAGTTACAATTGTACTTTCTTTCCTCTTGCGCTGCTGCAATGATGCTATATAAGCATCAGCCAGCTCCTTGAGCGTTGTATCTGATCTAACTGGTGATGCAGTCAATAGCTTATCTATTTTTCCCTGTAAAATTCTCGTCGCTTTGTTTCGGTTCTGCGGGGATGCCTTAGGCATCGTCACAGAAACCTTCTTCACCTTCTCTGTGAGCGGATCCATGTACCTCTCACAATACTTGACTGTTCCATTCTTCTGTGTTTCACACCACATAAAATCACCATCCTATCTAAAAATAGGCATAAAAAATAAGCCTATCAAAAGTGGAAGGCTTATGGTATAATGTAGTTTGTTAATTGTGAGTACCTATAAGCCTTCGGTTTGTGGGTAACTTCCCTCAGGTGTACCCGCACCTGGGGGATTTTTTTTATAATGTGAAGATGATATTATTCATCCTCATCATCTGTCTCATCCTCTGTTGAATATTCAGAGGTATATGCTTCAGAACTTGACAGTGACTGTCTGTATTCTTCAGCAAGCATTGTTCTGTTGAACTCTGCAGTAGGGCAGATCTCATTTACAAGTTCTTCAAGTTCATCTATTGATACATTAAAGAACTCTTTTCTAAGATTTACCTTGTTTACTCGGCGATCATTAAGTCTCTTGTGAAGTTCGGTTTCAAGACCAGAAGCGTCATCAGAGAAAATAAAGCTGTGTACATCAAATTTGAACGGAACAGAAGCATCTCCAAGTTCATTAACTCTATCCTGTGGATTTATTCTTCTTGTCATTCCGACTTTGAATACATTCTCACCAAATGAACCCAAGTTACTGATAATATAAACATTACCAGCCTTACCATTTTGCAACTTTGCTATTTCATCCTTTTTGATTGTTACATCTGCAAGCTGAGCCTGCAGTTCAAGGATACGAGCTTGCAGAGCAGCAAGGGCTTCACCTTCTGAAGCTTCCGCCTGTTCTTTGAGGGAAGATATCTGATTCTCATATTTTGACTCTTCAAGCTCCACTTTTTTACGTTCGGCCTCAAGGGCCTTGCGCTCCTCTGCCTCCTGACGCATCTGCTCTTTGATTGCAAGCTGTTCTTGCTTTGCCTGTTCTTTCTTGACGTAGTAGTTATACTCTATCTTTGCGGCATTGATGAAAAGATATTCCATTTCACCTATGAACTTAGTAAGAGTTCCGGCAATTGTTTGATTACCTTCAGCTGCAATCTTTAGATACTTAGCACAGATATCTTTTATTTGTTCAATACCGTTGTCAAGCTTGTCATATTTTAAATTGTACAAGACGTTCTGCATCTCAGATTCCAGCCCCTTGACAATGAGGTCGTAAATCGTTTTGTTGGCTTTAGTAGTGTATCTGATAGCATATTGCTGTCTGAGAGTGTCAATGGATTTCTCGTTTTCTCTGTATGCTTTTCGCAAGCTTTTTATATCCATACAATGTAATTTAAGGATAACAGATGGGACAATGAGATTAGCGTCCTCAATATCTGATTGGCTAATTCGGCATTCATTATATGGAATGTCAGCAGTGATGAAGTTATCTAATGCATATTCAATACTGCTGTAGATCTCCTTAGCACGAGAGATCTTTCGCTCCTGGGTCGCTACTGATTTTTGCAACTTATCATCTTTCGTTTGGAGTGTAGCAATATCTGAACGTAATTTATCTATAGTGGCAAGGCTTTCGGATATTTCGGCATTCACCTGATTAAGCTTAGCCATTGACTGCTGATGGTCATGCACCCCTAAATCTTGCATAGTCTTATTCATGTCTTGCATTGCTTGATTCATCTGAGCATTCTGAGCCGCAAGTTGGGCATTCTGTTGAATAATTTGTTGATTGGCTTCCTTTTGTTTCTTTTCGTCCAAGGTCTTCATTATCATCAATACTATGCCGCCGATTGCTGGAAGTATAAGAAACCAGCATGCGCATAGAATAGCAATAAACCATGTACTTAAATACCATTTGTTTTCTTGTTTTTGATTCATCGAATCTCTCCCTTCATTTGTTAATTATTTTTGCAACCCATGTGCATAAGCCTCAATAGAATCTGCAGACTCCTTGTGAAAGTCATCCCGATCTATATGTCTGCAAGCATGGATATATGCCTCATTCAATTGTTCTGTTGTGAAGCGTGTATTAAGAAACACAGTATATGAACCATCTTCATTACACGTCACAGTTTCTTTTACTTTAGTTGCTTTCATATCAAGATACTGAACATATATATCATCCGTCATTGCTATCCCCTCCTTATTTGATTATTTACGCAATATATATATCAAAAACAGTGGGATGTTTTTTGCACAGCATTATTTATTATCTTTATTTTTGAGAGCCAAGAGCATACTCTGTACTATCTCTAAATCTTCGGGTTTGGCATCCCTTGCGGCATCGAAGAGAAGAGAGAGCTGTTTGTTCTCGAATATCTCTTGTGCTTTCTGAGCAGTTTCTTCATCAAAATAGTAAGATGGTTTTGAATCACCTTCAACAATCAGATCCCCAGGTTCAACATGTAAATAATTTGCTATATCTATAATCGTATCGAGTTTAGGCACTCTTGCTCCAGAGCACCAGCCGGATACAGTAGATTTGTCATAACCCAATGCATTCACCATATCGGACTGAGTTTTACCATTAAGATTAAGATAATATTTTAATAATTTTGCGAATTGGTTAGTTCCCATCTCTTTCACACTCCTTTAATATTGATTATACTCATTTTGTGGAATATAGCAATGCAAAAAGTAAAAAAAGTTTGCAAAATGTATTGACAGTTTGCAAAATGCGGAGTATTATTCAAGTATGCTCAATGAAAGGAGATGATAGTTTTTGCTGCCAATTAAAATTAAATTAGCTGCCGTTAGAGTAAATGCAGAGCTTTCACAGCAGGAATTGGCTGATAAAATGGGAGTATCAAGAGCTACTATAGGCAGTTGGGAAAGCTACAATACTAAGATGTCTAAAGCAGATTTGTGTCTCTTTGCAAGCATTTGTGGATTCCCAGAGGAAAATATTTTTTTACCATATGAGTTTGCAAAATGCGGACTAAACGGATAAGAGAAAGGAGATGAGAGCAATGAGCAGAGCAGTCAAGGACATACAGGTAATAGGTGTCAGGGAGATCGGCCGGTTGCCGTACATAAGCAAGGCGAAAATGATGAAGATATTTGAGATGTCATTATCTACAGCAACCAGACGTATAGCAGATCTTGACAGATATGTCCAGTCTGGCAGATATGGACCATACACCATACTGGATGGTGCCGGAGTAACAAGGGTCAATGTGCTTGCCTTGGTGGATTATCTGAAGTACAAGAAACAGCTTGACGCTGGCAGACGAGTGCCGCCGTTCGACATAAATAAGGTAGCAAAAGAAGCCGTCATAAACTGGGATGAATTAGATCCCTGACAATAAAAAAGCACCTTTGGAATTGCAGTTCCGCCGGTGCAAATAAGAAATAACTCAAGAAAATCATAGCAGAAAAGGGGAAGAAAAGCAATGAAGAGGAGAAACACAGACACAAAGACTGTCAAGGCGGTGAGCCTTGTAATAATGAGCATTTTGTTTTTGCTGTTGGCATACAACATCATATTCAATGCAGAAGTGCTGCTTGCACTGCCGACGGTAGGATTGGTGGCGTACTTACTTGGAACTGTGTTCACAGAGCTGGGGCTTTATGGCGTGCTTGAGCTTATGAACAGCATTGAAGATGCCAGAGAGGAATAGAACATGGTTGAGATGAAAGTGCTCGGAAGCCATGAAGAATGGCTCAAGGCAAGAACCAAGATAGGCGGGTCGGATGCTTCGGCAATAGTAGGAATGAACCCCTACAAGACCAACGTGGATCTATTCAAAGAGAAAGCCTATAGCATAGAGCCGGAGGACATATCGGATAAGCCTTATGTCAAGTATGGCACAGAGGCTGAGAAGCATCTGAGGGAGCTATTCAAGTTGGATTATCCAGAGTATCAAGTTGGGTATGTGGAAAACAACATGTTCACGAATGATAAGTACCCATGGGCGCATGCAAGCCTTGACGGATGGCTTATGGACCAGGATGGACGCAATGGTGTGCTTGAGATCAAGACCACAGAGATCCTGCAGTCAAGTCAGAAGAAAAAATGGGATAACAGAGTGCCAGATAACTATTACATACAGGTGCTTCATTACTTGATGGTGACAGAGTTTGAATATGCGGTACTCAAGGCACAGCTCAAGTTTGAAATTGATGGAGAGGTATATTTGCAGACCAAACACTATCCGATAGAGCGGTCGGAGGTAGAGGATGACATTCAGTATCTTATTGATGCTGAGAGAAGTTTCTGGGAGAGCGTACAGGTGAAGAAAGAGCCGCCGCTGATACTCCCGGAGATATAGGAGAGATGCAATGTATTACAACGAATGTTCGCAGTGCGGTGCTTACTTGGATCCAGGCGAGCACTGCGACTGTGAGGAAGAGAGACAGCGACAGACACAGCGTATCATGTCGATGATACGAGAGAACAAGAACAATAACCAGTATGAGCTGGTGCTGAATTAGGAGGTTAAAAATGGAATTAAGAGTTAATGAGGTAGCGATACCGGAGAAGATTGATTTTAACTACGAAGAGCTCAAGGCTGAGCTTATATCTAAGGTCTCATTTTATGAGACGCTTGTCTACACAGATGACCAGATCAAGGACGCAAAGGCAGACAAGGCGAACCTTAACAAGTTAAAGAAAGCCCTCAATGACGAGAGAATAAGAAAAGAGAAAGAATACATGCAGCCGTTTAATGTGTTCAAGGCTCAAATCAACGAGATCATAGGTATCATAGACAAGCCTATAGCGGTGATAGACGAACAGGTCAAGGCATACGATGAGAAACGCAAAGCTGAAAAGCAGAAAGCCATTGAAGATCTGTTCTCTCAGATAGGTTTCCAGAACTTTGTCACGTTGGAAAAGATCTGGGATCCTAAGTGGTTGAATGCATCGGTATCGATGAAGAGTATAGAAGATCAAATGAAGTCAAGAATGTATGAGATCGGCAATGGAGTGCTTACACTCAGTCAGCTCCCGGAGTTTGGCTTTGAGGCTACAGAGGTATTTAAGGAGACATTAGACATTAACAAGGCCATTTCTGAGGCTAAGAGAATGTCAGAGATTGCCAAGGCAAAGGCAGAAGCTGAGGCAAGGAGAAAGGCTGAGGAAGAGTCACGAAAAGCAGCAGAAGAGGCAAGACGAAAGGCTGAGGAAGAGCGCAAGGCACAGGAAAAGGTTGCCGAGGAGCAGAGAGCCGCAATGGCAAAGGCTATGACACCACCAGAGGAGGTACAGCCGACACCAGTACAGGAGTCACAGCCGGAACCACAGAAGATGGTAGTCAAGTTTGAGGTAGAACTTACAACAGAAGATGCAACGGCTCTGAGAGAGTTCTTCCAGAGCAGAAATATAACATTTAGAGCGATTAAGTAGGAGGTATACAAGATGATTAAAGTAGAAATAGACTCAGTATCAATGAGAGGGAATACTCCGGTGCTAGTAATGGAGTTAGCACTTGCAATGAAGAGTTTAAGGGAGTCACTTGCTAAAAGATATGGAGAGGTTGCTACAGAAGAGTTGATAAGTAGAGCCATGGAAGCGTCCAAAGCTGAGGGAGACATTAACGAGATTATGAGTGACCTCATAGATGATGTCTTATTTAAGATATTGCCAAAAGCCAATATAAACAAGGACAACATAAGGGAAATGCCACAGGCTCTGAAAGAGGTACTGCGCAAGATGTTAGAAGATATGATTATGCATTAGGAGGTAACACATGGCAGCATCAGTGCAGATCACGTTAATTATATGCATAACAATAATCGTTTTAGTTTTCATAGGAGGTAAGAAGAAATAATGGCAGTAAATAACAGTTTAGTAGCAAAAAGTAAAGCACAGCAGAATCTGGGAATTACAGAGTATCTTACAAAAGATGCAATCAAGAATCAGATCAACAAGGTGGTTGGTGGCAAGAATGGACAGAGGTTCATATCTGCTATCGTATCAGCATATAACACCAACCCTACACTTCAGGAGTGCACGAATCAGTCGATTCTTTCAGCTGCACTTCTTGGTGAGAGCTTACAGCTTTCGCCATCTCCACAGCTCGGACATTATTACATGGTCCCATTCAACAATACAAAGACTGGCGTCAAGGAAGCTCAGTTCCAGATGGGATATAAGGGATATATTCAGCTTGCGATCCGTTCCGGTCAGTATAAGAGACTGAATGTTGTCGCAATCAAGGAAGGGGAGTTGGAATACTTCGACCCACTCAACGAGGATATCAAGGTCAATCTCATGGTTGATGACTGGGACAAGCGTGAAGAGGCTGAGACCATCGGCTACTATGCAATGTTTGAGCTTGTGAACGGATTCAGAAAGACAATGTATTGGAGTAAGGCTCAGATGCTTGCTCATGCGGACAAGTATGCACCGGCATTCTACAAGGACGCTGGAAAGGTCAAGACAAAGTACGGAGAGAAGCAGAGAGTATCATATGCTGACTATGAGGCTGGCAATTATGATCCGAGAGATTCATGGATGTATTCATCATTCTGGTACAAGAATTTTGATGGAATGGCTTACAAGACAATGCTCCGTCAGCTAATCAGTAAGTGGGGAGTAATGAGCATAGATCTCCAGAAAGCATTTGAGGGTGACATGGCAACCTTGGACGCTGAGGGACATCCTACATACGTTGAGAATGACAATGATGAGTATGTGGAAGCCACAGCAACAGAGATGAATGAACCAGAAGCACAGGCTCCACAGGCAGAGCCACAGGATACTCAGAATACACAGAACAGTGTTCAGGATCCACAGCCAGCACCGGCAGAAAATCCACAGCCAGAGATGAACGCTGCCGAGGCAGCACTGTTTGGAAGTTTCAAGTAGGTTACATTGACATTACATAATACATCACAACACGCAGCGTAATGTCTTAGCATATATCCCTGTTGCTTTTATTTGAGGGTGACAGGGGGAAAGGAGCATCGATGGCTCGGAACAGGTCAAGAGCCAAGTACGGCAACAGGAAGGTTGTAATAGACGGCATCACATTCGACAGCAAGAAAGAAGCTCAGAGATATACAGAGCTGAAATTGCTTGAGAAAGCTGGCAAGATAACAGGCTTGCAGCTTCAGAGAGAATTTGAGCTTATACCAGCTCAGAGAGAACACACAAATGAGATATATGAAAAAGGACCCAACAAGGGCAGATTCAAACCGGGAAAGCTCCTGGAGCGTAAGTGCTCATATGTGGCTGATTTTGTTTATTGGGACTTAGAAAACAACTGCATGGTTGTTGAAGATGCGAAGGGCATGAGAACAAAGGAATACATTATAAAGCGCAAGTTGATGCTCCACATATATGGAATCAGAATCAAGGAGGTATAGATGATAAATGGCAGGCAGACCAACCAAAGCAGGACTTGATTACTTTGAATTGGATTGCCACATGGAAGAAAAGGTCAGATTGATACAAGCTGAATTTGGACTGAAAGGCTTTGCGGTACTTGTCAAACTCTATCAGAAAATCTATGGAGGATTTGGTTACTACTGTGAATGGACTACAGACTCGTTGTTGCTCTTTATGTCGGAGAACGGTTTACCGAGTGACAATAAAAATTTAATAGCAGATATAGTGGCAGCTTGTATCAGAAGGGACATTTTTTCAGAACAACTTTTTAATGATTTCAATATCTTAACATCTGAAGGGGTGCAAAAAAGATATTTGAATGCTACGTCCAAGCGAGAAAAGATTGAACTGAAAAAAGAGTACCTTTTAATTGCTGTACCCGAAAATAATAAAAAAGTGGTAATAAATTCAATTTTTGACGGAAGAAATTCGATAAATGGTGGAAGAAATACACAGAGTAAAGGAAAGGAAAGTAGAGAAGAGAAAAGGAAATTAGAGGAAACAAGATTAGACAATACACCCCTTATAGCCCCCTTGCAGGTGGCAAATGATGAGCCCAAAACGAAAAGAGTACGTAAGACCAAAGAGGATAGTATTCAGATTTTGGATAGGCTCATACTGAATTATTCCATGTCGGATTTTCTTTTGGAGAAAGTCAGAGAATGGATTGAGTATAAGGTTGCCAGAAAAGAGGATTATGTTGAACAGGGCATGAAGTCGTTACTAACCAAAATATCCAAAGAGGCACAGAAAAATGGAGATGCGGCGGTGGTAGATGTAATCGACCTGTCAATGGGAAACAGCTACAAGGGGATCTTATGGGATAAGATCAGCAAAAATAACAATCAGCAGCCATTTTCAAGAAATGGTGAGCGGGACATTTTAAATGAATGGAGGAGTAGTTAATGACAAGAGAAGATGTGCAAGATTTACTTGCTATGGTGCAGGCTACATATCCAAATTATAACCCGCCTAGTAGAACAGCGGCGGTTAATGCATGGACTATGGCATTAGAGGAATACAGCAAGGATGAAATTGCCATGGCATTTAAGGTCTATATGCAAACAAATACAAGCGGGTTCGCACCGGCTCCTGGACAACTGATTGATAAAATTCATTCAATCACCCAACCGCAGGAGCTGAATGAAATGGAGGCATGGGCATTGGTCAGCAGAGCAATACGAAACAGTGCATACAATTCGGCGGAAGAATATGCAAAGTTGCCTCCGGCTGTTCAGAAAGCAGTTGGACTTCCAAGTCAACTTCGAATTTGGGCGTTAGATGAAGATTTCAATGAGCAAGTTGTAATGTCACAGTTTCAGCGTTGCTATCGTACTGAGGTTGCAAGGGCACAGGAAATCGCAAAAATGCCAACCGAAGTAAGGCAGCTCGTTCAGAATATCGCTCAGGGCAGTTCTACTGAAATAGACAATTTAAGGAAACATGCGATAAGTTCCTTGCCTGCAGGAAATGAAAGCAGAATTAAGGTACTGGAAGATAAGTCAGAGGGTGTTCCGATACCAGATAGGATTAGGGAAAAAATAGAGGAAATGAGGAAACGGTGAGGATCCTTGCCGATGATCTAAACAAATAACACACGAAAGGAGCCGAACCTCCGGCCGGGGTAATGCTATAGCGGGTTCCTGAGAAGTGAATGAACGAAGACTTAATAACGAGAATTTTTGGAGAGGACGGCGAACTTGACAGCCCGGACGAGGGCTTAGAGGAATACAAGAAGCGCAAGAAAGAAGCCAGGGAGAAAATGATAATGCTCCAGAGCCAGCCGTATGAAGTTAAGGTGCGGCGTTCCAGGCTTAGAGCTGAAGAGTTCATGGAGCAGATGCGGATACGAGACAAAACGGCTCATGTGAGTGTTGGCGGTCTTGACAGTATTACACTACACGTATTTCTGAAGTCGATAGGCATCAACGTTCCGGCAGTATCAGTATCATCCCTAGAAGATAAGAGTATACAGCGGGTACATAAAGCTCTTGGAGTGACTATCCTGAACCCACTCAAGACAAAAGTTGAGGTGCTCAATGAAGTTGGGTTCCCGGTTATCAGCAAGAGGATAGCGGGCAAGATAGCACTGCTTCAGAATCCGACAGAGAACAATAAGACAGTCAGACATGCAATAATCACAGGTGAATGCGGAGAGCTGGGGCACTTTCAGAAGAACAGTCGCATGAAGCTGCCGCAGAAGTGGCTCAATCTATTCGGTGGATATGAGAACGAGAATGAAGGGGTCATGTATTACAAGCCGAATTTCAAGGTGTCAAATGATTGCTGCTACTGGCTGAAAGAAAAGCCGTGTGACGATTGGGCAAGAGCACATTCAAGTTATCCGTTTCTTGGCATGATGGCATCTGAGGGTGGACAGAGAGAAGAAGCTCTCACAGACCATGGATGCAATTACTATGGCAAGACAGTAATGAGATCAGCGCCATTTGCACCATACCTCAGAAATGACATATTGAGACTTGCTCAGGAGATGGACACTTGGTATCACGCACATACAGATGTGTTTACAAAGCTTTATTATGAGCAGCCATACAGCAAGGATAAGGCTGGCAACACGATACCTTATGAACCGGTTGAGACAATCATACCGGCTATATATGGACGGATAGAGGATGACGGACACGGAAATCTCAGAACGACAGGAGCACAGAGGACAGGCTGCAGTATGTGCGGTTTCGGAATCCACATGGAAGAACGACCACACAGGTTTGACAGGCTCAGAGAGCGAAATCCCAAAGAATGGGAGTTTTACATGTATAGATGCTGCACGGATCCAGAGACAGGAGAAAAGTTCGGCTGGGGAAGAGTCCTGGACTATATCGGAGTGCCGTGGGAAGATGTACCGGCGGTACAGATGAGCATATATGATTACCCGGAGGTGCTGCCATGATAAACGGAGAACTTATCGTTGATAACTTTGCTGGAGGTGGTGGAGCATCAACAGGAATTGAGATGGCTACAGGGTACAGCGTTGATATAGCTATCAACCATGACCCGGAAGCCATCAGGATGCATAAGGTCAATCATCCAAACACAAAGCACTACTGTGAGAACGTGTGGGCGGTTGATCCTGTGAAAGCCTGTGAGGGGCATCCGGTAGCCCTTGCCTGGTTCTCTCCGGACTGCAAGCATTTCAGTAAGGCCAAGGGTGGAAAACCAAAGGATAAGAACATCAGAGGCCTTGCATGGGTAGCATGCAGATGGGCGGCACTTGTGAGACCGAGAGTGATTATGCTTGAGAATGTCGAAGAGTTCAAGACATGGGGACCGCTCAACAGAGGACATCATCCGATAAGGGCAAAGCAAGGAGATACATTCAGGCAATTTGTAAAGCAGCTCAATGAGCTGGGGTATGAGGTACAGTTCAGAGAGCTCGTGGCGGCAGACTACGGAGCACCGACTAAAAGAAAAAGGTTCTTTATGATCGCAAGGTGTGATGGTGTACCTATCATGTGGCCAAAGCCTACGCATGCACCGGCAGACAGTGAAGAGGTCAAGGCGGGACTGCTCAAGCCTTATGTTGGGGCATATACACAGCTTGATTTCAGCCTGCCATGTCCGAGCATCTTTGATACATCAGAGGATATCAAGGAGGAGGACGGCATTCGGGCGGTGAGGCCACTTGCACCAAAGACTATGCAGAGGATTGCAAGAGGGCTGAAGAAGTTCGTTCTGGATAATCCAGAGCCGTTCATCATTCAGGGCAATCAGCAATGTTTTATAAGTCCTACACTCATTCAATATCATTCAGAGACCAATTCAGACGAGGTGCGAGGTCAAGGTATAGAGAATCCGATCATGACAGTAGACAGCTCAAACAGATATGGCCTTGTGACTTCGTTCCTCAGTAAGTTCTACAAAACAGGAATAGGACAGGATGAGAGAGAGCCACTGCATACAGTTACAACATCAGCCGGACATTTTGGAGAGGTCAGAGCATTCCTGATTAAATACTACGGAGAGGGTACAGGCCAAGATATAAAACAGCCGCTTGATACAGTGACATCAAGAGATCGGTTCGGACTTGTAACAATCCAAGGTGTTGAGTATCAGATAGTTGACATTGGTCTCAGAATGCTTGAGCCAAAGGAGCTATATGGGTGCCAAGGGTTTCCGGATGATTACATCATAGATCATGACAACACAGGTAAGACATATTCAAGAAGTGAACAGGTTAAGAGATGTGGAAATGCAGTCTGTCCACCTATACCGGCGGCGATGGTGAGGTCGAATCTTCCAGAGCTTTGTGTAAGAAAGAGGATGCCAAACATGAGGATAGGCGAAGAAGAGAATGGACAGTTGTGTTTTGTATAGAGGAGGCTTTTAATATGGCGAAATTTTGGAAAACGAAACGACATGAAGATACGACCGAAAAACGTCAGCTACTTAAAGATGATATAGATTTTTTGGTCAACCTTCAGAGAGAGATGAATACACAAGATCATTTATGTCAGGCTGACCCACGCTATTGGGTAATACGCGACTATAGAAGAATATATGGAGATGAATTGAATAATCCAGATGGTGTTTGTTTGTATGACGAAAATGCGTGTGAGGTCATATATGAAGGAGAAATGCACTGTTTAAGAAGAGACGAAGAGCAAAAAAGTATGATTATCCAGAGCTTGAAGGATGCAGGTAAGTGGACAGAAGAGTTAAAAGATGCCATGGATGATGCATATAGCATTGAAGATCTTGAAGATGCGCTTTATGAATTGGATATCAGCATGAGCTACTATGAAGAATATCCGGTGGATTCTGGTATTTTCTTCACACATGAGGCTGCTGTGCAACATTTGAAGTCAAATGATTATCATTATGGCGCAAAAGCACACACATATGCTGAGACTGCATGGAGATCACGGGAAGAGAGATTGTGGAACATACTGCAAACAGTTGACTGGTCAAAAATACAAATTAAAGCCGAGTAAAAAGGAGAACACATGACAGATTTTAAATTAGAAGCTACATTTAACACCATCTGCCGGCCTGGGCGGGTGGTGAAGATCCTCACAAAGAACGGAAAAGAGGAGAATGTCCCGGTGAGAGTTTGGAAGCGCTGGACAATCATCAAGGTATATGAGCACCATGTACTGATGCAGAGTGGAAAGGGCTACAAGGAGAGCTTCAGCAACACAGACATAAGAGAGATGATCAGGAAGGGGGAAATACGATGGAAATAACACCAGAGAGAATAGAGAATTGCAAAACTTGCAAATACAAATATAGAGACGAGTCACAGGAACCATGCGCACACTGCACCAAGAATGCAGTTGACAACTATGAGCCGATGACCAACGGCGACTACATCAGGTCGCTTGGTGATGCGGATCTTGCGCCGATCATCATGTGTCCGAGTGAGGTTGGATTTGACGAGATTGGATTTGACGAGATTGTGTGTCAGAGGGGTAAGCAACATTGCATAGAATGTACCCGCAGATGGCTTGAGGCGGAAAGGAAGGTTGAGGAGTGATGAACAATGAGTGAAGAATTAAAGCCGTGCCCGTTTTGCGGTGGGAAAGCTGAAATGAATTATGAACGAATTCCGGGAGAAGATAAGGGATTTTGGGCACAGATTATCTGCAATAATTGCCACGGAAGAAGCGGTGGAACATGGGCGGGTTCTTATAATGCCGCAGAGAGAAAAGAAATTAAAGCATGGAACAGGAGAGTGAACGATGAGTGGTAAATATGTAAGGGTAGATAATGTGATGGAACTCATAAATACTTCTAATCGTGGAACCTGTGATTACTTTATCGTAGATCAGATTGAAGAATTATGCAGTTCAGAAAAAATATACGATGTGGATGCGGTTGTGGAGCAGTTAGAAAATGAGCGAAAGATTTGGGAGAAGGCATACGACGGGAATTTGGGAAAAGAGAAAGCAAGAAGTTATGGGCATGCAATCGAGATTGTGAAAGGTGGCGGTGTAGATGTCAATTAAACCGATTTTATTCAATACTGAGATGGTTCGGGCAATTTTGGACGGGAGAAAGAGTTGCACTAGACGAATTGTGAAACATGATGTTGAAGCGATTCTGAATAGTCCGTATCACAAAGAGCATCCAGAGGTGGAGGATGAGCAGATTATTAGCAAGTTATGTATACCGCCATATCAGCCGGGTGATATTTTGTATGTCCGGGAAACATTTATTCAGGCAGCAGCTAACATCTTTTGGTACAAGGCAGATGATAAATTATGGATGTCAAAAGATTTACTTTGGAAGCCATCCATTCACATGCCGAAAAAAGCCGCACGTATCTGGCTTAAGGTTACGGATGTGAGGGTGGAGCGGTTGCAGGAAATTACAGAGGATGGAGTGTGGGATGAAGGATTTAAATTTAAACCGCCATGCTTAACCAGAGTATCAGCAGATGGACATACTTGCGATTTAGATGGTCCATGTATGAGCAGTATTAAATATTGCGACATGACTATGGGAGAGCTGTTTGGTAGGGAAGTTTGGAACAGCACCATCAAGAAATCCGACCTTGATTACTACGGTTGGAGTGCGAATCCGTGGGTGTGGGTAATAGAATTTGAACGATGCGAAAGAGGTGGAGTAGATGAAAGATAGATGCCTATTCAAGGCGAAAATTTGTAATGGAGAGTGGGTTGCAGGATTTTTACATTGTAAGGAAAATAAATGGTATATCAGCAATAAAGCAGGGGCACCATTTGCATTTGAAGTGCGACCAGATACTATCTGTCAGTGCACAGGCTTGAAAGATAAGAACGGCAAGCTGATTTGGGAGAATGATATTGTAAAAGACTTATTTAGTGATGCTTGTGCACAAATCAAATACGGCAGTTATCAGAGTTGCTTTGATAGCACCAAAACTGAACATGTTGGATTTTATGTAGACTGGTCAGGCAAGTGTACTAAAAGATACAGAAAAGATTTAGGTTATTGGATAAATATGGTTAATGCAGAGGTTATCGGCAATATTTTTGATGACCCAGAATTGATAAAGGAGATTTGAGCAAATGGTTAAAAGAAAACTGTATAAATGGATGTTCAAAAAGATATACTTTAGAATTTGCAATATCGAACAGGGATTTTTCATGGCAGGATACATGGACAGATCAAACGACTGTATCAGATTGGAGAATCTGCTGAATAAATACAAAGAATATATTATTTACTAGAGAGGTGATACATAATGGTCAAATGGAATATAGACACAGTTCCCAAATGTGAAAAGGGAACTACTTCAGATGAGGTTCTTGTAACGATAGAAAAAGCCTCAATAATAACAGGTGAAATATACAGTCGAGTTGTTAAGGCGGTATATATCCCACATCACAATTGTTCGTTGGAAGATTTAGAATGGAACGTGGATGATGATATCTTAGATGGGTGGGAGTATACAGAAGATGGTATTTCTTGGTGGATCCCACAGGGCTGGTATGAAGTGCATGATTATTGTGATAATTACGAATACTCAAAGATTACAGATAAGGTAGTAGCCTGGAGAAAGTTGCCAAAACCTTATGAATCAAGGAAGGAGAGCGTATAGAATGGCATATGCAGGCAAATGCGATAGATGCGGCGGGTTCTATGACCTGCCGTTTGAACACGGCGCGGCGATAAGGGCAAGGATAGTTGATGTGTTCGATGATACAGTAGAGACAATGGATTTATGTTCGGACTGCATGAATGAGCTCCACAGCTTTCTTGGTGGGGCAGAGCTCAATGATCCGGGAGTGATAGAGAGTAAGGGGCAGATAGGATTCAGAATGAAGCTGGATCCTGACAATCATTTGATGAATCGGTTCATGAGGAAGGAGTGAAAGGATGGCAAAGTCAGATAGAAAGCTACACGAAGCAAGAATGGCAGGGGCTGCATGGCTGATGAATGTCATCAAGACACAGGGCATGGAAGCAGCAGAGAAAGAACTCAAGGTCAGAGGAGCCATGTTTGTTCCGCTTGAGGTCAACCAGAAGCAGCTTGACGAAGCTGTGCATAAAATCAAACTGAATACAATAGATTGTATTTTGATAATGAGTTGCATGGTACTTCGGGATGAGTTTGATTTTGGACAGAAGAGGCTTGAGAGATTCTGCGAAAGATTTAACTTAAAGACTGATGCGCTGTGTGATGAAGAAATTATCTGGGATGATCTGATACAGACACTAAAGGAAGAAACAGGTTTGGATTTCACCATCCGGGAGAACAAGTAGGAGGTGAGGCGGTGAAAGCAAAAGAGTATTTGAAACAGGTGAAGCTTCTGGATGTTAAGATCAGACAGAGGAAGATAGAGCTTGCAGGACTCAAGGAAGATGCAACCTGTACAGGGGCATTTGATTATTCGGCAGAAAAGGTGCAGACAAGCGCCAAGGCTGATTCTATGAGCAATAAGGTGGCAAAGTATGTTGACCTTGAGAAGGAGATTCATGAGGACATAGAGCGGTTCACGGAGCTCAAGCATAAGATCATAGGACAGATACATATGCTGGACGAACCGAAGTACGTCAATGTATTGTTCATGAAATATATTGAATATAAGAACCTGAAGGAGATTGCCAAAGAACTTGATTATTCATATGGCAGGACAAAACATATACATGGTTTTGCACTTGAGGCATTTAGAATTAAGGTCTTGGAAAACTCAGCACCAAATAGCACCATTTAGCACCACATAGCACCTAGCAAACGTGGTATACTAGTATGGTAAAATTATATTGATTCATAAGGGACATGACTGTTTGCCATTTCGGTCGTGTCCCTTTTCTTATGCCCAGTGGTTGTACCTCCCCTTGTGAAAAGTGAACGCTGATCTCTCCCCCACTGGGCTTTTTGTTTGAGGTGAGATATGAGTAAGATTAAAAGGTTTGAGGTCGTGAGACCTGAATATAGTTTTGAATACATACATCCGCTTGGCAGGCTGGCTTTACCAATAGCCATGATAAAGGTGATGGTTAAGTGCACTAAGATATACAAATTTCAGCCAACTATAAAGCTGGGTGGAGAGGTAATAAGTGTGTGTAAGCCGTTATACAAGATTGTGATTCCGAAGAGAGTGAGAAAGTAACAGAAAGAAGGTGTGACATTATGGCAAAACTGACAGCTAAACAGCAGAGATTCTGTGATGAATACTTGATTGACCTTAATGCCACACAGGCAGCTATAAGGGCAGGGTACTCACCGAAAACAGCTGAACAATTAGCGTATCAACTACTTCAGAAAACTTCAGTTCAAAACCATATATCTGAACTACAGAAGAAGCGTGAAGAACGCACAGAAATAACTCAGGATAGCGTATTACATGAGCTTGCACTTATCGCATTTGCAAAGGCATCTGACTATGCAAGAGTAGTTGAAAAGGATGCCATGGTAGAAGTTGATGGGAATATGGTCCCGGTACTTGACGAGGACGGCAATCAGGTGAAATACAGGACAGTAGAGCCTATCCTGACGGATGAACTTACAGAAGATCAGAAGAAAGCTATTGCAGTTATAAAAAAGGGTCGAGACGGCTTTGAAATAAAGCCTTACAGCAAGATACAGGCATTGGAGCTCCTAGGTAAGCATTTAGGTATGTTCACAGAAAAGGTGGAAGTGAAGAATACCACACCGAATGTATTTGAGGGGCTTACAACCGAAGAATTGAAGAAACTTATTGATGACGTTTGATAGACATGACCCTTTATTACAGCAACAGCTAAAAATAGAGCTATCAAGGAGAGAGTTCTGGCAGTATTGCAAGCTGACCTCTCCTGACTTCTATAGTAACGACAGAGTGTTCTTGCATGATCTTGCGGATAAGCTGCAGTGGTTCGTAGAAGAAGCAGAGCAACAGATAATGGTGGTGAATATGCCACCAAGACACGGAAAATCACGAACAGCTACTAAATTTGTTCAGTGGTTATTTGGTAAATATGGTATAGACAAAAAGGTTATGACAGGATCATATAATGAGACCCTGTCAGGAACATTTGCAAAGGCTGTCAGGGATGTTATAGCAGAAAAGCCTACAGAGGGCATTCTGACATATGGAGATATATTCCCTGGCACAAAGATAAAGTATGGGGAGGCTGCAGCACAGAAATGGAGCCTTGAGGGCAGTCAGCAGGCTAATTACCTTGCAACTTCTCCGACAGGTACAGCAACAGGATTTGGCTGTAATATCATGATAATAGATGATCTTATCAAGAACAGTGAGGAAGCCTACAATGAATCAGTATTGCAGAAGCAGATTGACTGGTTCAACAATACAATGCTCTCCAGAACAGAGAATGATTTTAAAATCATCATAATTATGACAAGATGGTCAACAAAAGATCTTGCCGGATATGTACTTGCCAACTATGACAATGTAGTTCATATCAATTACAAGGCAGTACAAGACGATGGGACAATGCTCTGTGAGGCTATCCTGTCATATAAGGATTACAAGATAAAGACCAAGAATATGAACAAGGATATAGTCCTTGCAAATTACCAGCAGGAGCCTATAGATGTCAAGGGCAGACTATACAGTCATATCAAGACATATACGGATATTCCGAGGGATAGCAAGGGTAATAACCTGTTCAAATATATATTGAATTATACAGATACAGCAGACACAGGTAGTGATTACCTGTGTTCTATTTGCTATGGCATGTATGAGAGTACATATTACATACTTGACGTTTTATACACAAAAGAGCCAATGGAAGTTACTGAACCGGCAACAGCTCAGATGCTGACAAATAATAACGTTGGTAATGCTTTAATAGAGAGCAATAATGGCGGTCGAGGATTCAGCAGAAACGTTATAAGAGAACTAAAAGCTCTGGGGAATACCCATACTAAGATACAGTGGTTCTTTCAGTCAAAGAATAAGACATCAAGGATCCTGTCAAACAGCACAGGAGTAATGCAGAACGTTCTCTTCCCTGTGAATTGGGAAGACAGATGGCCAGATTTTGCGGAAGCAATAAGGAAGTATCAGAAAGAGGGTAAGAATGCTCATGATGATGCTCCGGATGCGCTGACTGGTGTATATGAGAATGATAAGCCTAAGGGAACATGGCTGGTATAGAGAGGTGAAAAAATGCTAACCCCTGACGAGATAAAAGAATTGATAGACAGTGACCGCACATCAGAAAAAAAGCAGTTCGCCCGGACAGGCGAAAGATACTATGACGGCGATCATGACATAAAGAAGTATAGATTGTTCTATTACAATGCGGACGGCGAACTGGTAGAGGACAAGACCAGAAGCAACGTTAAGATACCACATCCATTCTTCACAGAGCTGGTTGACCAGTGCACCCAGTACATCCTATCAGGGGATGGCATTGTAAAGTCCAACGACCCTGAGCTGCAGAAACACATGGACAAGTATTTTAACAACAATGATGAGTTCATGTCTGAGCTTTCTGACGCTATCACAGATATGCAGGTCAAAGGCTTTGCGTATATGTACGCGTACAAGAATGCCAAGGACATGATGTCATTTGCAAATGCTGACAGTATCGGAGTTATTGAGGTAAGAGCTAAGGACACAGATGATGGCTGTGCATACACGATTTACCACTATACGGACAGGATAGACAAAGGGCACAAGACTATTGAGAGAATACAGGTCTGGGATGATAAGCAAACATATTATTATGTTCAGGTTAATAATGGGGCGGTGGTGTTAGACGATACTGAACCAATCAACCCAAAGCCTCATGTACTTTATACAAAGAGTAATGGAGATAAGGCCACCTACTTTGATGGATTTGGCTATATTCCATTCTTCCGGCTGGATAACAACAAGAAGCAGTTCTCAAGCCTTAAGCCTGTAAAGCCACTCATAGATGACTATGACCTGATGGCCTCAAGCCTGTCAAACAACCTCATAGACTTTGATTCCCCACTATATGCTATCAAAGGCTTTCAGGGAGACAACCTGAATGAGCTTCAGACAAACCTCAAAACAAAGAAGATCATAGGTATAGGTGAGGATGGTGACGTAGATGTCAAGACTGTTGACGTCCCATACCAGGCAAGGCAGGCTAAGCTGGAGCTTGATGAAAAGAATATATACAGGTTTGGCATGGGGCTGAATACCGCCGGACTCAAGGACACATCAGCAACTACGAATATAGCCATTAAGGCGGCCTACTCATTGCTTGACCTTAAGGCAAAAAAGATAGAGAAAGCTCTTAGAAAGTTCTTGAGGAGGATAGTAGAGATTGTCATTGACGAGATCAACAAGGCTGAGAACAAGGCATATAAGGCCGAGGATGTTTATTTTGAGTTCGCTCATGAGATTATGAGCAATGCACAGGAAAATGCACAAATAGAACTTACAGAGGCTCAGGTAAGGCAGACAGAGATCAATACAATACTTAATGTTGCAAGCATACTTAATGATGAGACTATTATCAAAGCTATCTGTGATTGGCTTGATATTGATTATGAGGAGATCAAGGACAAGCTGCCTAAGAATGAGGAGGAGAACACGGAAGAGGCTCAGAAGGTGCTTGATAACATCAATACAGATGTCGAGAACGGAGGTGGAGCAGATGGAAAATAAAAGATACAAGATAGATTTAGATACAAGAACGGTGAAGATGCCGGCTGGCGAGGTCATCGGTGTATATCATGACAAAGATGTAAACCGGCTGACATTTGAAGTGCCGGCAACGTATAAGGGCATAGATCTCACTGAATATCAGATATCAATCAACTATGTGAATGAAGAAGAGCAGAAAGATGTGTATTTTATAGAGAATTATACACTCTCTGATGATGCAAGCATTATAACCTTTGATTGGCTTGTTGGTGCTACTGCATGTACAGTGCCGGGCAATGTCGGCTTCACTGTATGCTTCAAGAAGCTTGATAGTGAGGGTAACATCATCAACGAGATCAACACCAAGCTCACAAGAATGAAGGTTCTTGAGGGCTGTGAAGCAGTTGAGAGTGAGATTGAAGAGCGGTATATGACAGATCTTGCAGGACAGCTTTACAAGGAACTTGATGAAGTAAAAAAACATGGCAGTGATGTCAAAGGAAGGCTTGCGGCGGTCATCACTGAGAAGGGAGTGCCGACCGCAAGCAATGAATCTTTTGATGATATGATTGCTAATGCGAAAAAAATTAGTACAGGAGCGTATGGGATGATTATTAATACATCTTTATATACAAAACCATATGGGTATGTATGCGGCATATATGGATTATTGCCA